GAGGAAATAAACCAAGCCATATTTGAAATGGCTGAAGGCAGAATGTCACAGCTCCCGAACTATGGATTAATAACGGGGAACCCTGAAGGCAAGGGGTGGGATTATTATACATTCTATGCAAAGCCACATAAAGTCGATACTGGAAGTTTTAAACCTGCTTGCCCTAAAGGTGAAGACATCCCGGCTAAAATACTTGACTATGGAATCTATCATGGAGAGCGTGGTGAAAAGTACGTTGGATATTTACCGCCTCCGTTTTTGAATGAAAAGAATCTTCCAGTAGAAAACTATTATTTCAATCAGATCAAAAACAAATCTCAGCAATACGTTGATAAATATATCTACCGTTTATTCGTAGGGAACGCAGGGCTTGTACATGCAGACTATAACGAAAGTCAGCATGTAATCAGGCCGGTGGATTATAACCTGGTTGATCTTAAATTAAAAATGTATGTCATGTATGAATCAATGGACTATGGCGTATCTAATCCTACATGCTGGCTTTTTGTCTGTCATGATATAGTTAACGATGTGATTATATTTATGGATGAGTATTATGCAGACGGCGGTCCGGTTCATGTACACGGGCCGAAGGTTCAAAAAATTCAACTTGACTTTGCAAGGCCGGTTGTAACTGTAGGATGTCCGAAAGCGTTTCAGACAGAGCGGGACGGCAAGACACCTGCTGATGAATACCTGACTCAGTACAGATTAAGATTGACCGAGTTTAAAATAGGGATTGAGGCACGGTCTGAAATAGTAAACCGTAGATTTAAACAGGGCCGGATAAAAATATATGAACGCTGTGTGAATTTGAGAAAGCAGATTGAGAGTGCAACATGGAAAAACATTGAGACAATGGAAAACCATGCACTTGAACCATTTCAAAGGATCGTGGCTTACATAGACACACAGGGAAGGAGGCGAACCGGAAACGAAAAAGACCTAAGGGAAGAAACGAACAGGTCATTGACAAGTGGGTTATTAAATCAACAATTCTAAAAAAAACTTCTTGACAATGGAAACAAATATTAGTATTTTCTGATAACTCATTTTCATGGCCTCCTTGACAGGGCTACGTTGCTATACGTAGCCCGAGGAAATTGAATGGCAATATTTAGAGATAAGACTCAAGATTTAATCGAGCAGTTTGAACGAGACAACCCTCCCGTATTATTAGCAGACCCTCCGAAAAAGACATCTTCAAGACGTGAAATCGGATTTACCGGAACCCGAAACTATTCTGGTACAATCACAGATGAAGAATATAACGTTGACCTAAAAGACACCAAAGCAATCCCTGCTTATCGTAAAATGAGAATGTCAGATGCACAGATAAACGCAACCTGTATGGTTTACGAGTTGCCTATCCGTGCCGCGTCCTGGGTTATTGAACCGGGATCGAATGATAACGTGGATATGGAAATAGCTGAATTTGTAGAAAATCAGTTATTCAATAATCTCAATTTCACATTTGATTCATTCCTAAAGAACGCCCTCAAATATCTGCAATTCGGATTCTACGTATTTGAGAAAGTCTTAAAGATTACCGATGATAATAAAGTCGGTCTTAAAAAGCTCGCAGTCCATAAACCGGAAACAATTGAAAAGTGGATGATTGATAAAGAGACCGGAGACTTGGATTATGTTGAGCAGTTTGCAGCCACTCCCGCGGGAAGTTTCAAACGGGTCAATATTGAAAATTCGAAATTACTTATATTTGTGAACGATCAAGAGGGCGGGAACTATAAAGGCATTTCTTTTTTAAGGTCTGTCTATCCGAACTGGAAATGTAAACAGTTGCTTTTAAAGATCGACACGATAAGACACGACAGACAAGGCTTAGGTATTCCGGTTGCTGATTTGCCGGTTGACGCACAGGAAGGTGACGAGGCAAAACTTCGGGATATGCTTGAGAATCTAAGGGCGCATCAGAAGCAATATATCATCAAACAAAAAGATCAAGTCATTGAGTGGATGGACATGAAAGCCAGTTCCACTACTAATCCACTTGAATCCATAAAATACCATAATCAAGAGATGTCTAATAATATCTTGGCTCAGTTCATGGAACTCGGACAGGCAGGAACAGGGACGTATGCTTTAGGAAAAGAGCTTCGGGATATGTTCAACCTGTCTCTACTTTCGATCACTAATTATATAGCAGGAGTTTTAAATGGTGGGATAGAGGGCCGGACGCTGATCCGGGAACTGGTGGATTTAAATTGGCCCAATGTTAAAAACTATCCAAAGATAAAAGCCAATAAAATCCATCAAGTTGATTATGTAAAACTTTCCTCAGCATTAAATTCTCTTGCTTCTCAGAATCTCATACAGCCAGATTTTGATCTGGAAAACTTTGTTCGTGACGCTTTGGGTGCGCCTGAACTTAAAGAGACTGAAGAGCAGTACCAAAAGAAAGTCGAAGATAAAAAGGCATTGCAGAAAAAGATTGCCATTAATGCCGATCCTGATAAGGACGCTGATCCTGATAAAGAGATTGACAAGGACGTTGAGGAAGACAAGAAAGGTGATGAGGGAAAAGAGGGAAAAGAAGTTAAGGCACATGATCACAGCCATTCAGTTGAATTCGTAGAACGTGAACCCGGTCAATATTGGAGACCGCTTACAGATAAAGAAGTACAGATAAATCTTGTTGAAATAGATGTATCAATAAGGAACTTCAGAGATTTACTTGTAATGACCGGTGATAAATACAAGAATGAAATGATCAAGTTTTTAGTTGACAAAGGCACAAGGTTATTAAGCTCTAAAAAAGACTTTACGACATTTCAGACCGAGATTGACAACGTAAGGCTGCCTTTAATTGGAAAACTTGAACAGGAATTTTACAGGATATTAAAAGACCTGTATAAATACTCTGCTGAGAAAGTCAGACAGGAATTAAACGTGCAGGGCGTTAAATTTGCCGATCCCATTACAAACGATCCAGAGGAAGCATGGAAAGCCGTTAAAGTATTGTCTCAGATAGCCGTGAAGAAAATGGCTGATAAATTAGCGAACGAATGGAAGGGTGAATTAATAAGACAGAGGCTTGTCGGTCAGGTAGCCTCTAATAATTTAAGAAGCGTCTTAGTAGACCTATCCCAGAACGTCTTCAAGAATGAGATGCAGGAAACGGCAAATCAGACTTTTGGGATAGGTCGTGCTTCTGAAGCCATGAAAGTCAAGGATCAGATTGAGAAAGTCTTGAGGTCTGAAGTCATGGATGATAACACTTGCTCCGAGTGCGCGAAGATAGACGGTGGAGAATATGACCCGAACGATCCGGCGGTTCAAGACTTTATCGGAGGCGGGTATATAGATTGCGAAGGTGGGCCGGAGCGATGCAGGGGAATTAATATATTTGTAAAGTCGGAGGACAAATGAATAACGTAGTTATCTATTATCCGATCAATAAAGAGTTGAACGATGTGATTCTTTCAGATTCAACTGATTTGATTGAGATACCTTATCTTTATACAGGCCATAAAACCCATGCGAAATATGGGAATATTGATATAACGGAAAAAGAATTTGATTTGATTATTGATAATTTTTCCAAGGGTGCGTCTGTACTTTATGATGAAAACGGAAAGCCTTTCCTTCCAATGAATTACAACCATCCAGACAGCCAAGCGGGTCCGGACAAGATTAAACTTTCAGGGAGGATTTATGGGTTCAAGAAAAAAGGTGATCGTTTGAATGCTATGGCTTGGTTTACTGATCAGGCAAAGCAGTATATTAAAAACAAAGAAATGAATCACATAAGCGCGGAGTTTGCCAGGGAATGGAATGATGAGGGTGGAAAGGAATTTAAATGGGTGGGACGTGGAGCAGCTTTAACTCCGACACCATTTTTAAAACAGAATCAACTCGCGATCGCGTTCGCAGATGATTTTTTTGTATTGTGTACACAAACAAAGGAGAAGCAAACGATGGAACTGAAAGAACAGGACATCAAGGATCTCGGTCTGGCCGAAGGAAAAGAAATCGACGGATTGAAAGCCATAAAGACAAAGGCAGATCAGGTCGATGGTCTGACCGTGAAACTCACAGAATCCGAAACCAAAGTGAAGGCACTGGAAGCAAAGGTTTCCGATCTGGAAAAGAAAGGACTTCCCGAGGGCATGATTGCCATGAAGGAAGAGGACGTGAAGTTTCTGAAAGAGACGGCTATCCGGTTTACCGAGTACGAGAAAACCGAATCAGGTAACCGGGTTGTAAAGCTGATTGAGCAAGGCATTAAGGACGGGAAGATCCTTCCGGCGCAAAAAGACCGCGCTATAAAAATGGCAACTCTGGACTATGCCGAATATGAAGCCTATCTCAAAGACGCAAAGCCGGTAATCGGATTTAAAGAAACAGGGTCGGGCGGCGAAGCCCCGGACAAGGACGGGAAAAAGGACAAGGCTTTGACACAGGCCATTGATAAACTGGCCGCTGAAAAGAAGATTTCCTTTTCCGAAGCGAAAAAAGAACTAAAGAAAACCAATCCTGAGATGTTCGCTGAATATTAAGGGATTAAGGAGTTAATATGAGTCAAGTACCAAGAACGCCGTATATCACGGCGGGATTTTCGACACAGACAGACCTGTCCAGCAATCAGTTTTACGCTGGTGTTCTGTCAAGTGGCCTGATCGTGCTTGCGTCTTCAAAGGGCGCGGCTTGTGATGGTATTATCATGGAAAAGGTAAAAGGCGATACCGATGAGGGAGCTATTCAGCTTGCCATTTCCGGAATTTGCAGGGCCAAGATCGGGGACACGGTTTCCGAAGGTAATTATCTGATCACAGATACCGACGGGACCCTTATCCCTGATGACGCGGCTGATCAGTTTGTTGTCGCCCAGGCTTTAGAGGACGGCGTTGACGGTGACATTATCGGTGTGAGGCTCATTCTTGCGCCCACAACCACAAGTTAAGGGGAGGTGAAATATGTCACTTTCAAGATATGAACTTCAGCAAACAGACGAGTATTTGACCAGGCTTTCGTTGGAATATGCAAACCGCCCGGATAGCTTTATCGCGTCCCAGGCGGCTCCGGTGATCCCGACAGAAGGACTGATCTCTGGGATTTATCGGAAATTTAAACTCGGCAATATGTTTAAGGTGTACAATGACATCCGTGCCCGGTTGTCCCTGTCTCAACAGGCGTTGTATGAAATGGACACCGACGGGACATTTAAATGTCTCGAACACGCACTCCATGATGGAATTGCAGACCGGGATAAAGATGAGTTTATCGGAAAAGGAATCGACCTGGTTGATTATGCTGTCAGGGTTGTTACTGATTCCATACTTCTGGGTCGTGAATACAGGGTTGCCACTCTACTCACTACTTCCGGAAACTACGGCGCGAACACGTCGGCTTTAACAGGGAATGACAGATGGGACGTAGCATCCTCTGGTGATGCTGATCCGTTTGAGGACATCGAAACCATGCGGAACGCTATACACGCAGGATGCGGAAAAGAAATGAATACCATGATCCTCGGTCGGCAAGTATTTTACAAATGCCGGAGAAATCCGTTTATCATCGACAGCGTGAAGTACACGATGGCAGCCAAAAACCAGAACCTTACTCCGGAACTTCTGGCTCAGGCTTTCGGAGTTGACCGGGTGCTGATTGGACATCCGCTTTACGTGACGACCAAAGAAGGACAGGCCGAAACTCTGGGCTATGTCTGGGGAAAGAATGCAATCGGTGCTTATATTGATCCGAATCCGACAAACAGAACATCTACACTCGCGGCCATTTTCAGCCGGTACAATACCGACGGCGTGCAGATGAGAAAATGGTACAATGATGATGTGAAGGGAACCTACGTCGAAGGCTGGATTGACGAAGACGAAAAGATCATTGATTCAAAGTGCGGTTATCTGCTTCAGACGGTCGTAAGCTAAACAATCGGGAGGGCAGGGCATTGGCTCTGCCCTCTTTCGAGAGGAGAAAATATGAAGTACAGAACTTTGACATGGGTTCACGTAGAAGGTGAAATAGTGGACCCGTTTCAGGAAATCGACATCCCAGAGGACAAAGAAATGGAACGTCTGGGGATAGTCCGAAGAATCACAGAAAAACCGGCAGAGAAAAAGAGCCGGGTCTCCAAGAAGGAGGAAACAGATGTATAAACGAATTTTTGCAATATTGCTTTTCCCTGCATTGATTATGGCGGGCTGGAACATTGAAAGAATGCCCACTGTATTCACGAATGAGGTGAAGTACGAAGCAGGGCAAACGCTTTTAAACACGCTGACAGTAGGGTCAGACGGTGACGGTTCTGATGTGAAGTTTTACTCAGAGACCGCAAGCTGCTACTGGCTCTGGGATGAGTCAGCCGATCAGGTTGATCAGACCGTGACATCAGCGACAACCACGGGAACACAAAGAGCGCACACGATTCAACTTACTCAGACAGGAGCGTCTGCATCGAAGATTCTCGAAGCCTTCAGGGTGAATATTGATGCAAACGTGATGACTGGCGATTGGGTCAATGCGATTGTGGCCCGGGTGGATTATGGTAATTCTGGGAGTGCGGCCGGCGGTATGGTTGCGCCGTTATGCGCTGAGCTTTCACTGCCTTCCGGTACGCCTTCAGGTGGAGCCTACTATGTGGCTGACTTGGAAATGGAAGCCCCTGAAAACCACGTAGAGCATGGAAACGTTTCTTTCCCTACGGCATGGCTAAATTTTGCGATTTATGGAAACTCTACAGCAATCGGGTCTGTAGAGGACTACGGGTTTCTGATGAGGCTCGACGGGTTCACTTCTGGGACCGGGAACATCCTTTATAACAACACCATAAGGAACCGGATCGGGAGTACAACCTGGTATTTGCCAATGTCAAGTGCGGAAGGTGAATACGAAACCGCTTATCTGATCGATGTTACAAACACCACGGACGCTTCGAGCTTAACGGCGGGATCGATTCAGACCGACGGAGGCTTGGCGGTTGCAAAGCAGATTTTTGTCGGTGATGACATTGACATGAGCGTTTCAGGGACAGGCACTTATGACATCACCCTGAAAGACGGTGTGGCTGATGCTTTGTCAATCGTTCGCGGAACAACTGACATGGTGGTTTTTAATACCACTACTCCGAGCATCACAATAACACCTGCGACAACAGTGACAGGTCAGATCACAGCGAACGCCGGAATTAACATGGGAACATCCCAGACGCTTACAGGAACAACCGGCTTGACCATTGGCGCGGGTACTGAAACCGTTGCGATAAATTCAAGTGACTGGGACATTGACGCGACAGGTGTGATGTCTGGGATTGGAAATATCGGGTCCAATGGGTCTCTTGCTTTGTCTGCATCAGTAAGCGGTGGTATAACAATCACGCCGATTGCTACAGGAACCGGCGTTGCTACAATCCAGAACCAGAACGTTGCGACTTCTACGATAACGCTTCCAAGTGCCACGACTACGCTCCCTGGTTTGAGTTTGGCGAATGTCTGGACAGCGGCCCAAACTGTAAACGATGATTTGAATCTTGCCGTTGGAACAACTGCAACAAACGGAGAAACACAGGTAAGAATAAAGTTTGATGAGGCCACTTCTGGTATAGGTCAATTCAGACTTGGCGATTTTTCAAATCCGCAAGTTTTAAAGGTTGATCCAGGTGCAACCGTGGCAGGAAGTATTGTAAATATTAATCATACGCTTGGAGCGGGTGATTGTGATGACCTTTTAGGATCGTATTCCAAAGTAAATGTACTTGGTGACGGTGATTCTGGTATCACAATCGTAGGCGATGCTTCACGTGCTTATGTAGGCTTAACGGGTGGAGCGAATAACTCAGTGGCTTCTCAGGCTTACGGAACACAGGCATGGGCAAGACACGGTGGGACCGGGGCCATTACTGCAATGTCCGGACTGTCCGCGATGATGGACGTAGGGGCTGAAAACTTCACAGCTACTACGATTAACTCCGGTCATTTCCATATTCAGGGTGCGGGTGATGTTACAGGGCAATTCGACGGTGTTATGGTTGAAGCCTATCCGGATGTGGATGTGATGGATGCTCTCTTGGCACTTTGCGCGGACGCAGGCGCGGACGTTGACGCGGCTATCAGGATTTCCGGTACTACGGAATGTCAAGTGCTGACAGCGAGCGGTGCAAAGATTTTCACGGGCACTGCGGCAAACGGTGACGCGGTGTATGCAGAGGTCGGAACCTATGATGCAATCGGGTCGATTTATTTGAATGCCACAAACGGATATATTTATATTCAGGTTGCAAACGCCGGAGCTGCGGCTGACTGGTATAAAGTCACAGCTTCCGATGCAGACTAACACTTAAAAGAGAGGACTTTTTTATGAAAAAGATCATCGTTTTGTTAGCGATTCTTTCAAGCTTTTGTTTCAGTCAGAAACTTTCAGACGATCCCCAGCAGGTCAAGGACGCTT